GTTCAACGTTTACTTGATAACTAATAGGAGCACAGTTACTTGAAGAAGATTTGGAGTTATTTTTCTTTTCTCCTTCTGTCCAAGTTTGTGGAAGACCATCACCAATGTCAGTTGTTGTACTGAAGTTGTTCGCTCTAAGTTTCATATAAACTCCTTGAGGAACTGCGATGTCGTTTCCTTGGTCATCAACAGGAGCAGGGTCTAAGAACCCTGCAGTTTGTGCTTCCTTTTCTAATACTGTTGTATACACACAATTACTGCTTGGTCCTGATGTGTCAGCCTTAACGATTAACTCATCACCAACCTCAACCTTCTGAGAGTTTTGTCCATCTAACAAAAAGAAATCAGCACCTGATGTTGGGTCTCTAAAAAAGAAACTTGAGTATACAGTTTCGTATGTGTCTTTGTCTGCTTTAATACAGAACTTATATTTCTTTGCCCAATAAGGTGCTCGTTGTCCTGTTGGTATAGTTACCTGAATTTTATTTTGGAGTTCTGAGTTGCCACAAGGAATATGTAGAGAGTTAAATGGACTAACTAAAGAAGTTGACGCTCTGTTAAATTCATCCATATATACGATACCAACCTCATACCCACGGTTACTATGCAAACTTGTTGGGTTTCCAATCTCTGCGTATGTTACGGCATTGGCTTCAATCTTATAGTAAGCATATACGTTTTGAGTAATAGTTGCAAACGTAGGGTCATCTACATACCTCATCGTTGGAAACTGAAACCCTATCTCACTTGAAGCCGGAGATGAAATAACATTTATAGGCTGACCTGCTGCAGAGATACCACTCTCATATTTATAAAGGGTAATACCTCCCGGAGCCTCAAGAGTTTGTTCAACAGAACAGTTAAACACATCCGTGAATGTTGTACCGCTACAAGAATTTGCTACAGTCTCAATAGTTCCCGAAGGAAGTGCAGTTCCAATTTTCTCTAAGAAATCAGTATCAATTGATAGTTCGTAAACACTATTAAATGGCTGCTGAAGTACGTATGTAAATGAAATGGTAGTCGCTACCTGTTCGTCTGTAGGATATGGTGTATCTCCACTGTAGGCGGTATAAGAATACCTAATGTCCATAGTTAGTAATGCACCTGCAACTAAGTCTACATCTGTAAAGTCAACATAACTTACCGCTTGTGCGATTGTATTGCTTCCACCAAAAGAGTATGTTCCACTATCAAGTCTACTCTCCAAATCGGTAGCACCAACGTCAGTTGACTGTGCAGCAATACTATATTCTAACCTAACAGGGCTACCTACTAAGTCTTCCATATCGTATCCATCTACATAGTTTCCAAACATAAGTCTATTACCCATCATTGTTTGGGCTTTAGCAAGTCTTGGTACGTTATCGTATAGTCTTAATATTTCAGAGTCTGCAAGAATCGTAAAGATTTGGCTATTCTGAAATTCATATGTGTAATTAGTATTGTCTGCAAGACCCTGATTAGACTTGTTTATTTTTTCAATAACTCTAATGGTAGGGAATTCCATTTCCTTGAACAACAACTCTACAGACTTTACAAGAGGTCCGCCTGAGTTATAAGATACGACTGCCATATTTGCAGACCCTATCATACCACTATTTAGTGCCGTTGAAAAATCGTATCTAAAAGTGTTTGGCAAGAAAGCAGGTTTACTCCATTGAGAAGTTGCAGAGTATTCACCGTCAGCGTATCTGTATCTATAAGCAAAACAAATAAACCTTTCTTCTAAAAAATTATCTTGAGAAGAGGTTGGGGTTGGAGTCACCTTAGGAGCCGCTAAAGGAGGCTGCTTAATAACGAGTATAGACTCAGAACTAAAACCGTCAACGTTTGCAACAGGATTAGGATAGTTCCGTTTTACATTAATAAATCTTGGCTGATTATAATTGTCAGTCCAAAACAATAAATCTTCTTTTTTATTTACACCCGTGATTAAATACTCGTAATCAAAATTCAGGGTGGTATTTGCGGTAGCACCTTCTCTGATGCTAATCAAATGGTATGTAGTTGTATTAGAGTTATCATTGTACGAAACAACTAAATCTATCTTTCCTGTAGGAGAAGTTGGGTAGTTGTCATCGTGTACAAACCAATAAATAGTTTCCTCTGACCCGTCTTCAAACGCTCCAATACATTTGGCATTGCTACTTAAAGGAACACCATTGTAAGACAATGTAGTAAGCCGAACATTTCCTTTTGCGTTTTCAATAACACCTACCTCAGAGTTCTCAGTAGAACCCATACGAATGTTGAGAGCATCAATGTACTCACCATTGGGAACAATCCGTTCATCAACGGTTTTGTTCATTCTCCCTGCGATAAAATTTCTTGTCAGGTTTGCCATATTACTTGAGCCACTTGTTTTGTCCTCTTAGATTCATCAATAATCTTCCCGGATGAATATTACTAATTCTAATCTTTGCATTTCTAAGCAAAGCAGATTTTCTCTTTCTTGCTCTATTAACAACGTACTCTTGTACTCCGAACTTAGAATTTAAAATAGCAAATTCAATGGCTGCGTAAACATAGTCTTCAAATAGTTTGTTGACAGTTACGTAACTGTCATTGCCGTTTTCCATACCGTCCGACACATATTCAAGAACTACCAATTCATCTTGTATTCCTGAACTAAAATTAATTACTCCACCCTTTGAATTAATCTTAAACGTAGGATTGGCGTTTGCAGTTTCGGTATTTAAACCGAATCTCGCTCCAACACCTCTTGTGAAATACCAATTCCCATCATCGTTATACCCCATACTTCCATTAAATGGAGATAGAGAATTCAGATAAATGGTTGGTTGTATAGAAAATATTCTTCTGTAGTCTAATTCAGAGTACTGAGGAGACAAAGCGTTGCCGTCTTGGTCAAACAAAATCTGCCCTGTATTATCTTGAAGATAAGCAGAAGACCAATTGGTTTGAATGTTTTCACTTAAAGGGTATAGGATACCGTCTCTTTGTATAGATATACGAACCCAATTGACGTAGTCTGAGGGAAGGATATATCTTAGTTGGTCATCCACACTAAGTTCTAAAACTTTAATCTCTTTAAACGCATCATAGTTTAGTTCCTGAATAGCACGTTTTGCGTGAAATAAAACTTTAAACCTTTCCTCGTTATTGATTAGACTATGATTCCCCGCATACATTAACATAAAATTGTTAACTATGTCATATAGAGATACGTATTGGTACGAACCCCAATTAGCGTCTTGAGGGGGATTCCCTCCGTTTTCGTAATACTGATATTGAGATATATATGCCATTGCCTATTATTGTTGTTGTTGGTTATCCATTTGTTCAAGACCCTGTCCAAACTGAACCGCAGCAATCTCACGTATAGACATACCTGCGTACTGAAGTATCTTATTAATCAAATCAGATTCACAATCAAGTGGCAATTCAAAATCCTGATAATCAGGTTGTGATTGGTCAAATGCAGGTTCTCCACTAACCAAAGTAATAAATGTCCACTTAGGGTCTTTTGGATACCTGATGTACTGAGATGATACTTGCCCTATGTTTGTAATGGTATTAGGGTAAGCAAACAACGTGTTTCCCTCTTGCGTATAAGCAGGGAAAGTTAAAGTTGGTTTAGTCAGAAGTGAGTTGTTTAGCATAGTTATTTTACTATGAGATACTTTCTCAGCCTCTTCTTGTTTTGAATCGTAGATTACATAATTAATTCCGATTGCATTCCAAGGGTTCGAAGACACAACACTTTGTGTAGTCGTAATACTTGTCTCACTGTTTACGCTAATAACAGTTACGTATTGAGTGATTCCACTACTAACAAATCCAACAACATCTCCTGCTGAAACACCATCAGTAATAAATGTAGCGTTAGAATCTATAATGTTTTGACCACTACCTACAGTACCTGTAGTTGTTCCGCTTGTAACTATCTCAGGGAACACTAATACTTTATTCAATAAATAGTAATCATCACCTGTAGTTGTAGGTGATGGAAGACTGTATATGTTTGATACCGTTGGTGGTATAGTAGTTCTTGATAATGGATTGTAAACAGAGAACATCTCAATCAACTCCTCCATTGCCTTTCTAATGTCGGCATAGCCCGTACCTGATTGGCGGGCATTTTCTTTATTTATCTGATAATTGTACTGATAGAAATAAGTCTCAAATAAATCTAACTGTGCCTGCTTTGCAAATAAATTGAAATCAGAAGGCGAAATATATCCGTAATTATTTTTATTCAGTACAGACAGAACCGTGTTTCTAACTGAGTTAATCATCTGTAAACCTTTTTACAAAGATAATAAAAAAAAAGAACCCCTTCTTTTTGGGAAGGGGTCTTAGACTTACAAGAGTTTCTCAAGTAATTTATAGTTTTCTATGCCTTCGTCTGACTGTAGGAACGAGGAAACAATAAACATTGGGTCCTCCCCATAAGGGACATTTAGCATCTTGGTCTTGTTCGTATTTGTATTAAACCAAACTTCTTTTTGGTTTTTTCTAAATGCTAAAAAGCCTTTTTCAAATAACAAGGAAACGGTTGCTTGTAATTTTAATGTAGGGTCATTAACGATATCAAGAAATTCAGCAGGTCGATTCTTAGCATAAACCAATATATCTCTGCGTAATTCAGATGTCGAAATCTTAGTAACATCTCTATTGAATA